TAAAAAGTTGGCGATGCAGTATCGTCCTCGTAAATTCTATATTGTTAAGGTTATTGACCGTGACAATGAAGAAGATGGAGTTAAGTTTTGGAGGTTTAAAGACAACTACAAGCAAGAGGGTATCCTTGACAAAATCATTCCAATTTGGAGAGCGAAAGGTGATATCACCGACGCTAACGAAGGTCGTGATTTGATTGTCGAACTATCTAAATCTAAAACTAATTCAGGTATCGAATACACAGTTGTCCAAACGATTATGTATGATGACCCAGCACCTTTGAGTGACGATTCCGACCAAATGAAGGAATGGGTTGAAGATGAAATGACTTGGTCTGACGTTTACGCACAACGACCCATCGAATACCTTGAGGCGGTTGCACGAGGTGAGACCCCTGTATGGGATTCTGAACTTAAGAAGTTTGTCTATGGTGATGATACCACTGAAACTATTGGTGGTACAACAACCACTAAGGCAGAAACTACTGAGACAGTTGAAGACCCACAAGAAAAAATGGAAGTCGACGAAGACCTTCCTTTCTAACAAAAACAAAACCATAGATAGGGAAGTCTAAAAGCTTCCCTATCTTTCTCATTACGAAATTTTCGTAACGAAAAAAACAAAATACAATGGCAATTAAGAAAAAATCATTTAAAGACATAAAGAAGCAGTTCTCTTCTTCGGCAAAATTTAAACCACAGAGGTTTTATGATTTAGGAACTGAATTTTTGGATGCGGTTGGCGTACCAGGTCCTGCTATGGGACACCTTAATATGTTCTTGGGTCATTCTGACACAGGTAAAACTACTGCTTTAGTTAAAGCAGCCGTTGATGCACAAAAAAGAGGTATACTTCCTGTGTTTATTATTACAGAACAAAAATGGTCATTTGACCACGCAAAACTTATGGGTTTTGATTGTGAAGAAGTGGTAGATAAAGAAACGGGTGAGTTGGATTGGGATGGATTTTTCATCTTTAATAACAACTTTGAATATATTGAACAAATTACCGACTATATTAATTCTTTGTTAGACGCTCAAGAAAATGGTGATTTGGATTATGACCTTTTATTCCTTTGGGACTCTGTAGGTTCTGTACCTTGTAAGATGACTTATGATGGTAAAGGAGGTAAACAACACAACGCGGCAGTACTCGCAGATAAAATAGGTATGGGTATAAACCAAAGAATCTCAGGTTCACGAAGGTCAGACTCAAAACATGAAAATACTTTGGTTATTGTTAATCAACCATGGGTCGAATTACCCGATAATCCCTTTGGTCAACCTAAAATCAAAGCAAAAGGAGGTGAGGCTATATGGTTGAATTCGTCCATGGTGTTCCTGTTTGGTAATCAAAAGAACGCGGGCACAACAAAGATTACCGCGGTAAAAGATAAAAGAAAAGTTAAGTTCGCTAGTCGAACAAAAGTATCCGTAATGAAAAATCACATCAACGGGTTAGGATATGAAGATGGTAGAATCTTAGTTACTGCACATGGATTCCTCGCAGGTAAAGATTCGACTGAAGAAAAAAAATCTATTGAAAATTACAAAGCAGAACACTCTGAATATTGGAAAGAGGTTATTGGAACAGGAGGTGACTTTAAATTGGAAGAAGATAGTGGAACCTTTGATATAAATGAGTTGTGACAAAAACCCTATTAGTTGACGGAAACAACCTATTTAAGATAGGTTATCACGGAGTTCGTGAATATTACCATAAAGGTAATCACATTGGTGGCATCTACCATTTTGTGAATACCCTACGTAAATTTATATCCGAGTACAACTATGACAAGGTAATTGTTTTTTGGGACGGAGATGATAACTCAGTTCAGAGAAAAAAAATATTTGCGGAATATAAAGAGAATAGACGATATAATCGACTTAACGATATTCAAAAACAATCTTTTAATTGGCAACTAAAGAGAGTTAAAGAATACCTTGAGGAGATGTTTATTCGTCAGGTGGTGGTGGATGGTAACGAGTCTGATGATATGATTGCCTACTACTGTCAAATCTCTTTAGACGAACACAAAACGATATTCTCTGCGGATAAAGACTTAACACAACTCATATCTGAGAATGTGCAGATATATTCTCCATCCCAAAAACAAATGATTAAAGACGGGGATAAAGTCAAACTGAAAGACATTTCAATTCCCCACCAAAATGTGGCTACCTTCAAAATAATATCTGGTGACAAATCAGATAATATTGATGGTATCTACTATTTTGGTGAAAAGACTTTTTCAAAACTTTTCCCTGAGATACTTGATTCTGTAGTGTCTGTTGACGACATTTTACAAAAGGGTGAAAAACTACATGAAAACGATAAAGACAATAGAGCGTTACAAAACTTGTTATCAGGAAAGACAAAAAGAGGGGTTTATGGAGAAGAGTTTTATGTTATTAACAAACAACTTGTCGACCTTTCACAACCTTTGTTAACGGAAGAAGCGAAGGAACTCGTTCAACTGTATTACGAAGAGGATATTGACCCTGAAGGTCGAGGGTATCAAAACCTTATGAGAATGATGATGAACGATGGAATTTTTAAATACTTACCAAAAACAGACAATGCATGGGTGTATTTCTTGACACCTTTTATGAAACTTACAAGAAAAGAAAAAAGAAGATTTAGAAAAACTAATTAAAAAAAACAAAAAAATGAGTAAAGAAAAGAATGACATTACCAAGATGGAGTTTCTACTCACATTGAATGACAATATCATTGTACAGAGATACTACAATGTTAAAGGTTATAATGAAGGGACTAAAAGTAGTGTAGAATTAGCAGATACTGTAAGTGATATATACAGTAAAATTCACAATGATTTAAAAACCAAAACTGTTTGGTATATGTTGGAAAATCAATATCAAATCATGTCCGACCCTCAAATAATAGAAACATCTATGACAGATGACGATGAGACTTTTAACATATACGTCAAGTATAATGACGAAGTTATTATGCACCGCGGTTGGGATGGAAAAAAATATCCACCTAAGATTAGGTACACTGTAGATGTAAGACCTCATTTAAAGTCTATTCTGAAGTCACTAACTGAAGTTTTTTCTTCTGACAAATTGACACAGAATTATATGGAATATACCCTTTCTTAAACATATTTATTAAAACACATTATTAGTAATTACAATCAACATGTCGAAGGAAAAAAATTTCGGATATCTCGGAAACACATTTCAAATACAATTATTAAATAACATCGTTCTTTATAAGGACTTTGCTTCTTCCATTGTTGATGTAATTGAACCAAAATACTTTGATAATCAGTATTTTAAGTTAATCATGCAAGTTCTCAAAGAGTATTACCAAAAGTACGAACACACGCCTTCGTATAATACTCTTGAACAACTTATTAAGTCAGAAGTATCGTCTCCTATGGCTCAGAAGATAGTTCTTGATATGATGGAGCAAGTAAAAGAAGCCCCTGCCGAAGGTGAATCTTTCGTACAGGAAAAAGCTCTTAAGTTCTGTAAACAACAAGAACTTCAAAAAGTCATGTCTAAGGCACAAAAAATCATTGATAAAGGTGATTTTGAATCTTATGACCACTTGGAGGAAATGGTAAGAGAAGCTTTACAAGTTGGAGAAGTAGATGCTGGTACTGCTGAGGTTTTCGCAAACCTTGAAGAAGTACTTGAGGAAGACTTCAGACACCCAATCCCTATGGGAATACCAGGTATTGACAATCTACTTAAAGGTGGAATGGCTAAAGGTGAGTTAGGAGTTATTTTGGCACCAACAGGTGTCGGTAAATCTACACTCTTAACAAAGATTTCAAATCACGCATTTAACTTAGGATATAACGTTCTTCAAATTTTCTTTGAGGATAACCCTAAGATTATTCAAAGGAAGCATTTTACTTTATGGACTGAAATTGCACCCGATTTATTGTCAATGCACAAAGACAAAGTTTTAAGTAAAGTTCAAGAAATCAGAGAAAATGCACCGAATAAGTTAGTTCTCAAAAAGTTACCGTCAGACACACTTACTATGAATCAGATTAAAAATCAGATTCGTAAGATGATAGCTGAAGGGACTAAGGTTGACATGGTCGTATTAGATTATATTGATTGTGTTGTACCTGATAAGAATTTAGGTGATGAATGGAAAAGTGAAGGTTCAGTTATGAGAGGTTTCGAGGCTATGTGTCACGAACTAAACTTGGTTGGTTGGACAGCAACACAAGGAAATAGAAGTTCTATTTCTTCTGACGTTGTTACTACAGACCAGATGGGAGGTTCAATTAAAAAGGCACAAGTTGGTCACGTTATTATTTCAGTTGCTAAGTCATTACAACAAAAAGAAATGAATTTAGCAACCATTGCAATTACTAAGTCACGTATTGGTAAAGATGGAATCGTATTTGAAAACTGTAAGTTTGATAATGAAATGTTAGAAATCGATACGGAGCAGAGTGTAACATTCCTTGGTCTTGAAGAACAAAAGGAGGAGAAAAACAAAGAAAGAATCCGTGAACTTCTTGAAAAAAGGAAACAAAAAGAAAATAAATCTTAATTAATTGTCTTAAAAGATGGAGAATCTAATGAATAAAGTAGAGAAAGATATGCGCTATGTGATAAAAAGAAGCGGAGATAAAGTCGTTTTTAAAACTGAAAAAATTGAAGTTGCAGTTTTAAAGGCGATGAAGAGCACTAACCAAGTCGACGAAGAGATGGCGGAAAAGATTGCTCGTATTACAACTAAAGCGTTGTTTAGAAATGATAAAGAAAGAATACCACACGTTGATGACATCCATGATATGGTTGAAAATAAATTAATGGATAATGGTCTTAACGAAGTGGCAAAAGAGTATATTGTATACAGGGCTAAAAACAGACCGAACATATTCTCAAAAAGAGTTAATTTAAAACCCTATGATTATCCTGAGTTAAATGAGTTTGTCGACGCCATTAGACATTCATATTGGGTACATACAGAGTTTAATTTTACTTCAGATATACAAGATTTTAAAGTACACTTAGACGAAAAAGAAAAAACCGCACTTGAAAGAGCGATGTTAGCAATCTCTCAAATTGAGATTGCAGTTAAGACATTTTGGGGAGATATATACAAAAGAATGCCAAAACCTGAAATTGGTAATGTTGGAGCAACATTCGCAGAGTCTGAAGTAAGACATGCAGATGCGTATTCACACCTAATACAGTTATTAGGTCTCAATAAAGAATTTGAAAACCTAATGCAAGTACCCGCAATTAGAAGAAGAATTAAGTACCTTGAAAAGTCTATATCTAATTCTAAAAGTGTTGAAAACAAAGACTATTTTGAGTCAGTAATACTATTCTCAATGTTTATTGAGAACGTTTCACTGTTTTCTCAATTTTTAGTTATTATGTCATTCAACAAACATAAA